GCCGCCAAACCGAAAAAACGCCGCCAAGCCAAGCAGGCCGGTCAGGAATTGCAGGTGATTTAAATGGATGCAAAAACCATAGACAACCGTATCCGACGGGCATTTAACGGCATCCGCCAAGCCTTCCGCGGCAAAATCGCCCGCGTCAAAGCAGCCGGCGGCGTGCAGCAAATCCAAGTGGAAGGTTTGGAAGGCGAAACCGTGCAGGACTTGGAACACGCCGAAAACTTCGGTTTTACGTCGAACCCGCCCGCAGGCAGCGATTGCGTCGTCGTACCGTTGGGCGGCAAAACCAGCCACGGCATCATCGTTACCACCACCAACGGTGCATACCGCATTACCGGCCTTGCCGAAGGCGAAACGGCGGTTTACAACGCCGCCGGTGCTAAGATGGTGTTAAAGAGAGGCCGGATTATCGAAATTGACTGCGAAACGCTGAATATCAAAGCACCGGGCGGTGTGAAGATTGACGCGCCCAATGTAGGCTGCACCGCGCAGATTACCGCCGAGGGTCAAATCAACGGCAACGGCGGCATGGCGGTGAAAGGCGGCCGCGGCACATCATTTACCGGCAATGTGAAGATGGTCGGCGATTTGGACACTGCCGGCAAACTGACCAACAACGGCAAAAATGTCGGCTCCGACCACAAACACAACGGCGACAGCGGCGGTACGACATCCGACCCGCTGTAATTCAGACGGCCTGACATCCATCAAACCAAACCCCAAGCGTCCTTACCTGAAAATAAAGGTATGGACGCTTTACTTAATCCCCAAACGGGCGGCTATGTGGTCAACCAATCCGCCCAATCCATCGAAAACGAGCTGTATATCCGCTTGGTCACGCCCTTGGGCAGTTACTGGGCAGACCGCACGCTCGGCAGCCGCCTGCACGAATTGCGCCGCCAAAAGCATTTAAAGCGCATCGAAGTACTGGCCAAGCAGTACGCCGAGCAAGCCTTGCAGCCCGTGATTCAGTCCAAACGCGCCCAATCCATCCAAGTAACCGCATCCGCCCCGCAGCACGGCTGGCTGAAGCTGCATATTGAAGCCGTCGATGCCGCAGGCGATACCGTAACCCTGAACCACAAGGTAGCCGTGATATGACGCAGGCACTGAATTTAGAACAAATCCGCGCCAACTATCTGCGCGACCTGCAAAACCAAAACCCTGCCGCCCATGTACACGCGGGCAGCGACAACCATGTACGCGCCACCGCCATTGCCGCAGTGGGCGAAGGCCAATACCAGCATCAAGAGTGGATTTTGCGCCAAGCCTTTGCCGATACCGCAGACAGCGCCTATCTAGAAAAACATGCCGCTAAATACGGCATCTACCGAAAAACCGCCACCTTCGCGGGCGGCAAGGTGCGTGTTCGCGGCGCGGTCGGTGCAACGGTGCCGGTTGGCCAACAGATCAATGTGGGCGATAAGGTGTATTTAACCGCCGAATCCGCCGTTATCGGTGCACTTGGAAGTGCCGAAATAGCCGTTATCGCCACTGTTGCGGGTAGTGCTCAAAATCAAACCGCCGAATCCGCGGCTACGCTGCAAAGCGTACCTGCGGGGATTGACAGTTCCGCCGTCTTGCTAACGATGGTCGGCGGTACAGATGCCGAAAGCGATGAGAGCCTGTTGGCACGCTACGAAGAACGTCTGCGCCGACCCGCTGCGGGCGGTAATCAATACGACTTCCGCAATTGGTGCTTGGAAGTACCAGGTGTGGTTGATGCATTTATCTACCCTTTGCGTCGTGGCAACGGCTTTGTCGATGCCGTCATTTTGGGTGAAAACGGTATCCCCAGCGCAGAAACACTGGCCGCCGTACAAGCTCATGTCGATGCGGTGCGACCTGTTACCCGTAAAAACGGCTTTCTAGCCCTTGCGCCCAGTATCCAGACCGTGAATGTGGCCGTCACCATTACCTTAAGCAGCGGCACGGATACCGATACGGCCACCGCTGCCATCAAATCAGCTGTAAACGCCTATTTTGATGCCTTAAAGCCCGGAGACCCCCTAATTAAAAGCCAGTTGGAAACCTTAATCAGCGAAGTATACGGCGTGCGTGACCGTGTCTTAACCACCCCTGTGGGCAATATCAAGCCTCAGGAGAGTGCCGAAGACATTTACTGGCTGCGCCCGGGCAGTATTAACGTGGAGTACACCACGTGAGCCATCAAACCTTACTCGCCGCCATGCGTCCGCCCGTCAGCTACGACACCGTGGGAGAAACGGCAGAAATCAAAGCCGAAGCGGGTGTGTTTGATATTGTGGCCGACCATGCGGAAGGAGTGAAAAATGCGCCGTTCCCTGATGCGGAAAACGATTACCTGTACCGCTGGGAAGAGCTGCTCGCCATCACCCCGCCCGCAGGAGCCAATACCCAACAACGTACTGATGCCGTGCTGGCCAAACTCAATGCCTTGGGCGGTTTGAGTATTGCCTACTTTACCGCCATCGCCGAATCGGCAGGCTACACCGTCACCATTTACGAAGAAGACCAATTCCGCGCAGGTGAAAGCTGTGCGGGTGATTGTTTGAATACCGAAGATGCTATTTGGCGTTGGTGCGTCGATATCGCCGACGGCAAAGCCACCGCCTATATTTTCCGAGCCGGTCAAAGCCGTGCAGGCGACCGCATCAGTGTGTACACCGACCCGATTATCGAAACGATGTTTGAAGAATTAAAACCGGCATGGACGTATTGCCGCTTTGAATATGAAGAAGAGGTATAAAAATGGACTTAATCCAAACCCCGAATAAGCAATTTGTCGACGGCGACCGCCGCACGCCCGGGACTCCCGTACCCGCATGGTGGCTGAACCAGTTACAAGGCGAGTTGTACAGCATTTTAAACGCGGTTGGCATTGAGCCTAACAAAGCCGACCATGCCCAAGTCTTATCGGCCATTAAAACGCTGGCCGCCGATGCTTCGCAGGTTGCCAGTATTGATGCTCTGCGTAAATACAGCGGCGCTGGCTATGTGAACGTCAACGCCTATCACGCCAATACAACAGTGGGCGGCGGCGTGTTTGTGGCGGATAAAGCCGATAAATCTACCGCTGATAACGGCTGTACCGTTATTGTTTCTACCAACAACACGCGCTGGAAGCGTGTGTTTTCAGGGATGCTTAACCTGCATGATTTTGGCTATGTGGCCAGCAAAAATAATGCACTCGCAACTTTGAATGCCGCTGAAACCGCCGCGCTTGGCGTGGTGGTTGATTGCTTGGGTTTGTCCATTGACACAGGTAATACATATCCGCAAAAAAACAAATACACCAATGGCCAGTTTGTGATTAAAGGTAAGGCTGTTGATGTTCAATACCAGCCTATCAGAAGCGGTATCGGGAGATTTATTTCCGGCTCTGGGGCCGCTGCGAATATTAAATCAAATGAATGGACGGGCGCTGGAATTGTAGCAATTGGTGAAGGTGCTATGAACAAAACTGAAAAATGTGTCTCAGGTATTGCCATCGGTGACCGTGCCCAAGGATTTTCGAAAGTAAGCAGAGACAACATCGCCATTGGGGCAGACAGCCTGATTAATGTGCAGGCCGCTACTGAATGGTACGACCAGTCACGCATGGAAGGCACGCGCAACATCGGTATTGGTGGTAATGCAGGACGCGGCATCACCAGCGGTTACGCTAATGTGTCAATCGGGCGCAATGCCGGACAAGGGTTGGGTACGGGCTATTCAAATGTCGCTTTAGGTTCGGCCGCGTTGGCCGGTACCGCACCGATTAGTTTAACCGGTGATATTGAGGTTTTTTGGCCGTCGCCAACTTCTCGAACTGTTGCAATTGGTGAATCGGCATTACAAATGTACCAAGGCCGAGGTGCACAAACCGTGGTCGGCGGTGGTGCGGCAAAAAATACCAAAACTGCAGAAAAAGTAACCGTACTCGGCGCAGCGGCATTAGAAAACCTAGAGCGCACTCGTGCGCCAAATGGCGGCGATGTGCTCTGGAACGGAACGGAAAGCGGCAGTTATATTCAGAACGGCCATGATATTACGTTGAGCTTTGGCAATATTCGAGGCGCTCAAGTCGGTTACTGGGTGGGCATCCGTCTGACTTCAGGCGATGCTGCCACAGTGCAGGGTGATGTTGTACCCGTAGAAGTAACAGCAGTGGCAGGCAACAGTCTGACGATTCGCAGCCCGAAAGAGCTTAATGCGTCAGGCACAGCAGAGCTTAAATATGTCTATTCCACGACTTCATCAGCAGCCAAAAATGAAGAGCTAACGGTAATCGGCGCGAATGCCCTTAAAAGCGCGGGCAGTGCGGCGTACACCACGGTAATCGGCGCCGACGCGATGCTGTCGGGCGACAACCATCAAAAATCTGTGGCAGTGGGCGCATCGTGTATGCGTAACGGCAGCCATTTATCCAGTGTTGCAGTTGGCTATTGGAGCGCGCCTATTATCAACAGTGAGCAGTGTGTGTTTATTGGTGAGTCAAGCGGCTATCGTGACCCGCAAGGCAATTTATTGAACGGGAAAATCACAAATTCCATTTCTATCGGTTACGGTTCACGAATTGCCGGCAGTAACGAGATTCAGTTGGGCGGATTCGGACAAACATTGTACGCCCCGACAGCGGTAAACATTCGTTCGGATGCCCGCGACAAAACGGATATCGCACCACTGGATATCGGTTTGGATTTTGTTAAAAAGCTGCGACCGGTAACTGGCGTATATGACCACCGCGACGCCTATACCGACGAACTTTTTACCGATTTGCCGCCGGAAGAGCGCGCAGAAAAACTGCGGGAGTGGTGGAAGAATCCAACCAAAGACGGCCGTTACAAAGAAGACCGCATCCAGCATTGGTTTATTGCTCAAGATGTTGCCGCGTTAGAAGCTGAGTACGGCAAACTGCCGATGGTGAATTGCAGGATGGACACTTACACAATTGAGTACGAGACATTTGTGCCCGTTTTAACAAAAGCGATCCAAGAAATGTCCGCTCAAATTGATGACCTTAAAAAGCAGATTGAGGAGTTAAAAAATGGCAAGATGTGTGATTGACCAAGACAGCCTGTTCGTAGAGGAGCAATACTTTGATGACGGCCGCCAAAGCATCGAAGCTGAAATGCCTGATCTCGCACAATATCAGGCCGCCCAGTGGGATGGACAAGGTTGGAAGCTAATTCCCGACTATCGCGGATGCGTAGTTTTTGCCGGTGGGCAAGAGCAGGTGTGGGATAAGTTAGGTGATTTGCCCGATGGCGTCAGCCTGACCCCGCCTGAATTGGTAAATATTGACGGCTTAAAATCCGTAAAACTTGTCGCATTAAATGCTGCCGCTCAGGCTTTTATTAACAAGCACGCCGGTATCGACAGCGTACCTGAATTTGAGTTTGCAAGCTGGGCAATTCAAGCCGCTGAAGCGAAGGCTTGGCAGGCAGATAAAGCCGCGTCAACGCCGGTGCTTGACGGCATTGCCACCGCCCGCGGTATGTCAGCAGACACGCTTAAAGCAGCGGCTTTGCGTAAAACGCTGGCTTACGAACAACTCGCCGCACATGTGGCAGGTCAACGACAAGCGCTGCAAAGCAAAATCGAAGCAGCGAAAACGCAGGCAGCGCTTGATAAGATTGCAGTCGTATTCACACTGCCGGAGGCCGTCTGAATGGTTCGAGTCTATTTGGCACTCTATAAAGGCAAAGCCGCAATCAACACCCCGCGCGATGTGGTTAAACGCATTGCCGATAGCGTTGTACGGTTGGCAACATGCAGCCCGTACAGCCATTGTGAAATCGCTGTTAAGCACCCACGCGACGGCCTGTTTGATTGTTATTCGTCTAGCGCGAGAGACAGCGGGGTGCGCATTAAAACCATGCCGCTGCCTGCTGATAAATGGGACTTAATCCCGCTGCCGCAATCTGTTGCCATATCGGCCAGCCGCTTGTTCCACCGTACACACGGGGCAGGTTACGACTGGCTAGGTGCGATTGGCGTGGTACTCAAATCACCACACAGCAAAAGCCGCTGGTTTTGCAGCGAATGGTGCGCATATGTAATAGGCTACACTAACCCGTGCCGATACAGCCCGCAAACCCTGTATGCCGCGGTATCAACTAAAGATAGGCCGTCTGAGAAAATGGAGGAAACAAAGTAATTTAGAAAGTTTTAAATAATAAAGAGGAGCGGCGACGTGTCTGTGTTGCGAGCACCGGCACGCCAGCCAAGCAGATGTACCCTGCATTGACTTCAAGGCCGCTTTGCCTAGCTAGGCGGCGGTAATTCTAACCTAAACGGAGTTAATGCGACATGGTTTATTATCGTGAATTACGTTGTGTCTACTGCAAAAAACTGTTGGCCAAAGGCAGCGGTAACGTACAAATCAAGTGTAACCGTTGTAAAACGGTTAATACTTTCAGCTAGACAACCATTACTAAGAATGCCGTCGAGCATCATTTTAAAACTGATTTCAGAACACCAGCGAGAGTGTCGGAGAGTAAGTAAAAATGATGCAAAAATACCACTCAACGGCCCCGCTGCCATTTGTCGGACAGAAGCGATATTTCATTAAACACTTCACTAAAGTATTGTCGCAAATTCCAGCTGACGGCAAACATTGGACAATTGTAGACGTATTCGGCGGCAGCGGCTTGTTGGCACACGTTGCAAAACGTATCAAACCGCAGGCGCGGGTAATTTACAACGACTATGACAACTACTCAGACCGCCTGCGGCACATCCCAGATTACAACCGTTTGCGTGAACAAATCGCGCAGATAGTTGGCGGCATCCCCAAAGGCTCAAGGCTAGACCCTGAACGCACCCGATCAGTGCAACAAACAATCACTAATTTCCAAGGCCACATTGATGTGCGCGTACTTTCATCATGGCTTTTATTTAGTGCCAAACAGGCAAATTCGCTTGAACAATTGCTGGGGTTTGAGTTCTACAATAAGGTACGCCAATCCCCATACTCCATTGCTGCCGACTATTTAGACGGCCTCGAAATCACCCAGCAAGACTATAATCTTTTGATGGCTGAGCATCAGCATAACCCCAATACTCTGCTGGTATTAGACCCGCCTTATGTGTCCACTGCTCAGGGTGCGTATGCCGCTGATAAATACTTTAATATGGTTAGCTTCCTGCGTATGATTCAGTATATGCGCCCACCGTTTATCCTATTTAGCTCCACCCGTAGCGAGGCGCTGGACTACTTCCAATTTTTGCAAGAGTGCGAACCGGACAAATACCGGCGCTTCAGCGGCTACAATATCGTTTCACTAGATGCCAAGATGGGCAAAGGCATCGAGTATCAGGACAATATGATTTATAAAATAGATTAACCCGCCTAAACGGCGGGCGGTATCAAAGTTCCACCTTATAGCGCGGCCTAACTAGGTGTCAAAGATTTTCCGAAAAGGTGCTAAAGTTCGCGCCGCCTTATA